CATCACCTATATGAATGAGCATGCCGACCGGAAGTACATCTATATCACGCCGTATCTGGAGGAGGCCGCGCGGATTAAGGAGAGTTGTCCGCAGCTGCACTTTATCGAACCGAGCGACAACATCAAAGAGTATGACTTCAAGAAGAGCAACCATACGATCGCTCTGATCGAGGAAGGCAGGAATATTGCGACAACACACCAGAGCTTCAAGCGCTATACGCCGTCGACGCTGGAGAAGATCCGGGAGCACGGCTACACGCTGATCATCGACGAGAACGTGGACGTGCTGGAGAAGATCGACGTCAACAGCGACGATGTGCAGATCGCCGTGGAGGCAGGATACATCGTCTATGACAACGGGGCGTACCGTCTGACGGACAAGGACTATTCCGGATCGATGTACCGAAACCTGTTCAACACCATGCGGGCGAGAGAGCTGGTAAGGATCGAGGATACGACGGACACGGCGTTCTTCTACTGGATGATCTCCCCTGCCCTGATCACGGCCTTCCGTGAGGTGTTCATTCTGACCTATCTGTTCGAGGGGCAGAGCCTGCACCATCTGCTGGAGATCTACGATATCCCCTACGAGCGGATCGGCATCCACAGGGATGAAGACGGTACTTTCCGATTCGGCGAGTATCCCGGCTATACGCCGGAATACGTGAAACATCTGAAGGAGAAGATCCATATCCTGGACAATACGAAGATGAACGAGATCGGGGACGACTATTACGCGATGAGCAAGAACTGGTTTACGGCGGGCGGTGAGAACGTCGTTCAGCTGAAGCGGAATCTTGCGAACTGCTTCAAGCACGTGTTCGTGGACACGCCCGCTGAAGACAGGCTCTGGGGCAGCTTCAACGACGCTTTCCACGTTATGAAGGGAAAAGGTTACACCAAGAACTTCCTGACCTTCAACACCAAGTCCACGAATAAATACCGCAACTGCAGGGCGTTGGCGTACATAACGAATATCTTCATGAATACGGCGGAGAGGCGCTTCTACGCCTCCCATGGAATTGAGGCGGATCAGGATCTCTACGCGCTGAGCATCATGCTGCAATGGCTGTGGCGGTCGGCGATCCGTGACGGCGGAGAGATCTGGGTCTACATGCCGAGCAGGCGGATGCGGACGCTCCTTCAAAACTGGATCGATTCATTGACGACGGAAGGAGGAGAGGCAGATGCCGGATCTGTATGATTTCGAAGGATGCGACCGCTGCGCGATGCGCAGATGGTGCCGCGGCCGGGAAGCATGCGACAGGATGCTGGAGAGCGCCGTCGAAGACGAGCGCGACGAATGGTACGAGGCGTGGTTTGAGTATATCGGACAGTACGCCGATTAATTTTACCTCTATCAATCTTAGTTTAGAATTTTGTGAAAGGATGTGGAATTTATAGGCAAACAGTTAGCGTGCCAGAAGTTTATCTATAAAATTCACAGTGCGAGGCTGCGGCAGAACCGCTGGAACCTGACGATGACCGTGGATGAGGCGAGGCGCAACGACGAGGTCATTTCGCTGGCGGACAGCCAGATCCTGCGGTGGATCGACGAGCTGAACGGGCTGACGGATGCGGACGAAAAGGCGCGGGAGATCAAAGCGCATATCCGGAGAATCCGCCGTTCTCCGCACAGCGTCAGCGGCAAGCGGGCGATTCGGAAACTGTATCACGATCTGGACGAGCTGCAGTTCAAGCCGGACTACATGTGCCTGATCATCGACCGGGAGAAGGACTACCACAGGGCGTGCAGGGGTTTCTCTATTAACGGTGTGCGCTATCAGCGCCTGCTCGGAACGAACGGCGGCATCAAGAACTCGACCATCGTCTTTGTCAGCGAGCGTCTGGCACCGGAGCTGCGGCGGCGGATCGAGAACGGCAGGGATCAGACAAAGAAGCTGGTGACTGCGAAGCTGGAAGCCTATAAGGCGCTGACATGCTCGGCGTCCGTGCCGGTGAGCATGCCGCACGGCGTCATCGTCGTGGACGACGCGGAGACGCAGTATGTGTCTGATATCATTGCGCTGACGGACGAGGGAGACGGCGAGCCGGTCATGGAGGCGCGAAAGGGCGAGACAATCACAATGGACGCGTCCGACGGCTTCGGCCTGATGCTCCCCTCTCTCGCGGAGCGGTGGAGCGTGGAGCTTGGACTCGACTACGTCATGAGCGGATGCAATACGCGCTTCTCCTTTGAAAAAGGGATGGTGTTCACCTTTGACTTTCTGGACTTTGCCGAGAAGGTTGCCGGTACGTACATGATCCGCGACGCCTGGGGAGACGAAAGGGATGTGCGGGACGCGGAGCTGATCCTGACGACGTCCATGGTAAAGCTGTACGACAGCTATCCGAACTGTGAATCCTATGTACAGAATTCTATGCGGAACGGCTACACCTTCGGCGTGCCGAAGAGCTGCCCGAAGGAGCTGGAGAGCGAGCGCTCGCTGAACTATCAGTTCATCCAGAGCTATGACCTGACGGACGAGGAGATCGACGAACTGATCGGGCCGACCGTGCGGGACACATCTGACGCGCTCGGAGACGACTGGCGCAAGGCGGTTCTGTATCTGAAAGGTATAGGGCTTAACGACAGCAACGTAGAACGGATGCATGACGATTTCATCAAGGCAGCCATGGTAGACGAACGGATGCTCGACGATCCCTATGTGCGCAGCAGCATCTATCAGCTGATCCGCAACCGCATCAACCAGGCGAAGGTCGGCGTCGTGGAGGTGCACGGGAATTATTCGATCGTGTCAGGCGATCCGTATCTGCTGTGCCAGAGCATGTTCGGTCTGGAGAAGACGGGTCTTTTAAAGGCGGGAGAGATCTACAACCGGTACTGGGCAGACTGCGGCGCGGAAAGGCTCGCCTGCTTCCGCGCGCCGATGACCTGTCACAACAACATCCGGCTGGTGCATCCGGTGAACCGCGAGGACGTACGGTACTGGTTCCGCTATATCAGCACCGCGACAATCATCAACGGCTGGGATACCATGTGCGCGGCGCTTAACGGCATGGATATGGACGGAGACCTGGTTATGCTGACGGACAACCGCGTGCTGGTGGAAAAGCTTGTGCCCATGCCGGCGCTGATGTGCGCGCAGAGGAAGGCGGAGAAACGGATATCGGAGGAGGTCGACTTTATCCGGTCGAACATCGAGAGCTTCGGCAACAGCATCGGGCAGACGACGAACTGGATCACATCCATGTTCGAGGTGCGGTCGCACTTTGAGAAAGGCTCGGAAGAGTATGAGACGCTGAGCTACCGGATTCGCTGCGGACAGCTGTACCAGCAGAACGAGATCGACAAGGCTAAGGGCATCGTGTGCAAGCCGATGGTAAAGTCATGGCACGACCGGCACGAGTGCAACCGGATCGAGGATGAGAAGCAGCGGGAATTCTACCGGCGGATCGTTGCGGACAGGAAGCCGTACTTCATGCGCTATATCTATCCGGCGCTGATGAAACAGTATAATACATATATTAAAAATACGGACCGCAACGCGATGCGGGAGTTCCAGATGACGGTATCGGATCTGGAGAAGATCCCGGAAGAGGAGCGTACGGAACGGCAGAACGAGTTTCTGAAATACTTCCGGATGAAGATGCCTGTCGGTACGGGAGACTGTGTGATGAACCGCATCTGCAGGAAGTTCGAAGGCGCCTTTGACGGCTATGTAGGAAAGTACAGCGCAGGAGCGGACTTCGACTATCGGATCATGCGGAGCGACGCGGAATATCTGCCGCGGCAGTACAGTGCGGTGAAGAAGCTGTTCGAGGAGTATAACAGGCGGGTGAAGAACTACGTTGTCTTCGCAGAGTACGAGCGCGTGGACGAATATGAGTCGTTTTCTGTTCTGAATTCGATGGATGACGAATTTCGAAAGGAATGCGCTCTTGTCTGCCCAGACGCGAAAGCGCTGTGCAATATCGTGCTCGATCTCTGTTATACGCGTAGCGCGACAAAACGTCTCGCATGGAATCTGTGCGGTGAAGAGATCGTCCGGAATCTTCTGGAGAAGAACGGGAATATCATCCGGTACCCGGCACAGAGCGAGGACGGCGAGATCGAATACGGCGGAAGACGGTTTACGATTAAAGAAAAGGAGCTGACTGCGGAAGATGACGATTGTACTGAATGAACGCGAGTGGACGGAAGACATGATCACGCAGCGCTCGCTCGGAAAGAGGCCGTTTGAGACGATGTGCCGTGTGGCGAGATACTATCTCGACAGCGGGATGTCGAAGCGGGACGTCAGAAGGACGCTTGACAACTTCCTGCTGAAGTGTGATCCGTCCGTCTCCCTTCCGAAATGGGCGGACACGCTCGACAGGGCGCTTGCAAGGGCAGCGAAGTACGCGTCGATCAACATTGAGTCGATCACCGTGACGAAGCCGGAGATGGCGCGGATCGAAGCGTGCGGCGGAAAGCAGACGCAGCGGCTTGCCTTTACGCTGCTGTGCCTGGCGAAATACTGGAACGCTGTCTCCGAAAAGGCGGACTCCTGGGTGAACAACAAGGACTCGGATATCATGCGGATGGCGAACATCAACACTTCCATCAAGCGGCAGAGCCTGATGTACCACAACCTGAACGAGTCGGGCATGATCCGGTTTTCCAAAAAGGTGGACAGCACCAACGTGCGCGTCTGCTTTATCGAGGACGGTGAAACGGCATTACATATCACGGACTTCCGGAATCTCGGCTATCAGTATCTGAAGTATCACGGGGAACCGTATTTCGTGTGCGCCAACTGCGGCATCACGACGAAGCTGAACGCCCCGGTCAAGGGGAAGAAGCAGAAATACTGTCCGGAATGCGCGGTGCAGGTGGCGACGCAGCAGATGGTAAACTCGGTCATGAGAAGGCGCGCGGCATCGCGCGCGAGCTGATCGCATCCTGCAGTGTTCAAAAATCAAAACGCCCGGAAGGCCTTGTTTTACTGGGTTTTTCGGGCACTTGATGAGGTGTACTATTGGAGGGGAAATCACAAAATTCACTTTCCCCTTTCACAAAAATCTGAAGAAAAGGAATGAAGCAAAACCATGGTATTGATTTCAAAGGCTGAAAAGGAAGCGATCGTACAGCGGTTTCCGCATACCTGCATCGTCAGAACGATGCGGCAGAGGAGCAAGCGCCATCGGTATTACTGCGAAGAAGCGCCGCAGGTGATGCGCTTTCTGAACAGACTTCGCGGAAAGGATGTGCGCAATGCAGCTGGAGAAAAGAGAGCACGAGTCTAATTTAGACTGGCACAGGAGACTCATTAACGGCAAGCTCGTCGACAAGACGCTTGCCGATGTGGATTACTCGGAGCTGTCCGAGTATGTGTACGGGCAGCCGTATTCGAGTGACGTTGCGAGACGGATGATGTACGGCAGCAAGAAGACGCTGGAGCTTTTCGACGAGGAGTGCCGCGAGGTGACAGGAGAAGAAGCGTCAGCGGATCTGGATATGCGCATGCTGGAGCTGCAGATCGAGCGGCAGAAGTTTTTCGACCAGCGGATGGCGTGGAACAAGATTGTGCGGGAACGCGCACGCGAGGAGGAGCTCAACGAGATTATCCAGAGCTGCATTGCGTCCGGAAGCCTTCCGGAGCTGCGGTATGAGGACAGTGTCCTGCATCGTGTGGTCGGGGACAACACGCTTCTGGTCAGCATGAATGACCTCCATTACGGCGCGAACGTCAATAACGCCTGGTGTACATACAATTCGGAAATCTGCGCGGAGATGATGGCACGGTATCTGGAGAAGGTCATTACCATCGGGAATATGCATATGAGCGAGGATGTCGTCGTCTGGGGTGCCGGGGATTTCATCTCCGGAAACATCCACAGGAGCATCCAGGTTTCCAACAAGGAAAACGTCATCGAGCAGGTCATGGGCGTCAGCGAGCTGATCGCGCAGTTTGTCGCGGGGCTCAGCGGGCACTTCCGCACGGTGCGCTTCGTGAGCGTTGCCGGGAACCATTCGCGGGTAGAGCCGAACAAGGACAACGCCGTCACGGGAGAGCGGCTCGACAATCTGATCGAGTGGTATCTGAAGGCGCGGCTGCAGAATTTCGAGAACGTCATCATCAGTGACGATCACCGGCTCGACAATACCATCAGTGTGTTCGACGTCAGAGGACAGAATTACTGTCTCGTGCACGGCGATTTCGATACATCCGCCGCAAAGATGCAGGCGCTGCAGCAGATGGTGCAGGTGCCGATCTGCGCGGTGCTGTCGGGACATATGCATCACAATCAGACGAATGTCGTACAGGGCGTTCGGACGGTCATGGCCGGTTCCTTCCAGGGGATGGACAGCTTCTGTGTGGAGAAGCGGATCGTCGGGCAGCCGGAGCAGATGGTCTGTGTCTGTGACGATACGGGCATCCGCTGTTATTACGACATTCCGTTAAATTAAGTCGTCCCTCCTTTCGCGTGGAGAATGATGCGCATGCTGTGGAATCCAGCGCGGGTCCACCTTCGGGCTCCCCGTAACAGCCGGTCATATAACACAGTCATGATGCAGATCCCGGGACGTGCCATAACGGAGCATACCATCCCGGGATCGATTCATTTTATAAGAAGAACGAAAGGGTGAATACGCGTTGGCAAGGAAGACGAAGATGAACAGTATCACCTCGCCGGAGCTGCTGGCGCAGGTGAACGGGAACAACCGGGAGCTGAAAAAAGAGTTCCTGAACTATCTGAAGGCGATCAACCGGAGCGATGGAACGATCCGGCAGTACGGCAGCGATCTGGATATTTTCTTCTGCTGGGTACTGCAGAACGCCGGAAACAAAGACTTTAGCAAAATCACAAAGCGGGATATCATCGCCTTTCAGGGCTGGCTCATCAATGACAACCAGAACAGTCCGGCGCGCGTGCGCAGGCTGAAGGCGACAATCAGCTCGCTGTCGAATTTCTGCGAGAATATCCTGTCTGACGAGGAAGAGGATTATGCGAGCTTCCGCTCGATCGTCCGCAAGATCGAGAACCCTCCCCTGCAGCCTGTCAGGGAAAAGACGGTCTGGGAGGAGGAAGAGCTGGAGGAGCTTCTGAAGAAGCTGACGGACAGCGGAGAGTTTGAGAAGGCGTGCATGCTCGCGCTCGGTGTCTACAGCGGGCGGAGAAAGTCGGAGCTGTGCCGCTTCCGTGTGTCGGATTTTCATGAGGACAAGCTGGTGTGCGGCGGCGCGCTGTACAAGAGCGACCCCATCCGAACAAAGGGCAGGGGCGACGGAAAGATCATCCCGTGCTATACGCTGGCAAAGAAATTTCAGCCGTATCTGGACAACTGGCTGAAGGAACGGGAAGAAAAGAAGATCGAGAGCGAATGGCTGTTTCCGGACCAGAACGATCCGAACGGTCAGATCGCGATCTCTACGCTGAACAGCTGGGCGAATGTCTTCAGCAGGATGAGCGGAAGAGATTTTTACTGGCACAGTCTGCGGCACGCCTTTACGACAAGCCTTGCCAAGGCAGGGATACCGGACGGCGTGATCCAGTCCATCGTGAACTGGGAGTCGGCCGATATGGTCAGACTTTACAAGGACATCGACGCGGACGAGGAGATCGGCATGTATTTCCAGGATGGCGAGATCAAGGTGCCGGAGAGGAAGACGCTCGGCGATCTGTAAGAAAACAAGGAGTTGAACAAAACGAATGACACGAAAGGAAATGATAAGCAGGGCTGCGGCACTGCTGAGAGAAAACGATGCGAGAAAGCCTGTTTCGGTACCGAAGCAGGTTTTTCATATATCGGACGATGAGGGAAACACGCGGGACTTTACCGTCAAGCGGATCGAGAAGAGCGTCCTCTATAATCTGGAGGATGTGGAGACGATCCTTGACGCCGTCCGCTGTGTCATCGAGGAGGCACTGAAGAACGGGGAGGAGGTTTCCGTCCACGGCTTCGGCAGGCTCTACCTCACATGGCGGAAGGAGCATACGGTCAAGAACGTGCTGGACGGACAGCCCGTTACCATCGACGGATACTATACGCCGAAATTCTATATCGGCAATGACCTGAAGCGATGCGCGCAGGTCTATGAGCAGAAGCTGAAGAACAGGGATCTGAACGCGCCGCTGCCGGTCTTCTCGGAAGGACTGTAAGCCATGGCATTTGCAGTAGATAACGACCGGACGGTGTGCTGCCGCTGCGGAACGGCATACGGCAGAAAGAAGGGATACTTCCCCGTAAGCTATGCCGGGCTGTACAGAGGCACCGGATATCTCCCCTTCTGCAGAAACTGCGTGGACGCAATGTATAACGACTATGTGACGCAGTGCGGCGACCCGAAGCAGGCGGTAAGGCAGCTGTGCCGGAAACTGGATATCTACTGGAACGAGACGCTGTACAACCGTGTCTCCAAGAAGGCAACGACGCGGACGATGATGACCAACTATCTGCAGTCGTCCAACAACATCGCCTATGCCGGAAAAAGCTATGACGATACCCTGATCGCGGAGAACCGCCTGTGGGAAAAGCAGACGGAGCAGACGGAGCAGGCGGAGGAAGTGCCGGTCCCGGAGGTCAACGACACGCGGGATGTGAGCATGAACGACATCCCGGACGAGGCAGTGGAATTCTGGGGCGCAGGCTACACGCCGGAGATGTACCAGAATCTGGAGCAGCGACGGACGTACTGGGTCAACAACCTGCCGGAGTCGGCAATGAACGACGCCGGCACGGAAGCGCGCATCCGTCAGATCTGCACGCTGGAGATCGACATCGGAAGACTGTCTGCCGCCGGCAAGTCGGCGGACAAGCAGATCGGCATGCTGAACAAGCTGCTGGATTCCATCGGACTGAACGCGGCGCAGCGGGAAAGCGACGCCGCGCTGGAGAAGACGCCGTTCGGCGTCTGGATCGACAGGCTGGAGCATGAGCGCCCGGTTGCCGAGCCGGACCCGGAGCTGCAGGATGCAGACGGGATCATTCAGAAGATCTCGATCTGGTTCCTCGGGCACGCGGCGAAGATGCTCGGCATTAAGAATATGTACAGTCAGATGTACGAGGACAAGATGAAGGAGTTTGCCATCGAGAGCGCCGACCCGGACGAAGAGGACGATGACGGGTATGAGAGCCTGTTCAACCGGATCTTCGGAGGAGGCGGCGATGGATGAGTGAACGGTATCAGCGTATCCTGAACGGCGTGTCGCTGTGGGCCGGATATTACCGGGCAAACATTCACCGGTTCGCGGCGGATTATCTGCATCTGGAGCTGAAATGGTTCCAGAAGATATTGCTGTTCATGATGAACATCTGCCTGTCGGCGGTATACATTGGCAGTCGCGGCCAGGGCAAGACTTGGCTGTGCGCCATTTACTGCTGCTGCCGGGCAATCCTGTATCCGCATTCGAAAATCTGCCTGGCGTCGGGAACGCGAGGGCAGGCTTAACTGAGGGCCTTCTGTGCAGCAATGCGCAGAAAGATTATCTATTGAATTGCTGGAACCCCCTGAGAGCTTTTCCACTACAGCATACGGATGAAATACGCCGAAGTGCGACAGTTTGAAAACGGAAAAGATTGGGCAATCAGCAGCCAAGCTCCGAACAGGAGAAGGTTCAACGATCATCCAGAAGTGGAGTAGCGAGCCAAGCGACCGGGCTTGCGAAGCGGTAGACATCCGGAAACGGATGAAGATATGATCTGACCTTTATCGAAAGATAAAGAATGCCGGAGCGGCGTCCGGCCACATTATTACATAGAGGTGAAAAGAAATGCCGAAACCGATTGATTTGACCGGGCTGACATTTGGAAGGTTTACAGTTTTGGAAAGAGCGCATAACAGCAAGGACGGACATGCGATGTGGCTGTGCCGGTGCGAGTGCGGGAACGAAAGAATTGTACTTGGCAAATGTCTGAGAAATGGGCATACACAATCCTGTGGCTGCCTGAATCGTGATATCAACAGCGAACGATCTTTAATCGACAGGACCGGAGAACGGTACGGAAGATTGGTCGTTCTGTCGAGAGCGGAAGACTATGTCTCGCCGAGCGGGAAACATCATGTTCGCTGGCTGTGTCAGTGTGACTGTGGTAACCAGACTATTGTTGATACTGGAGATTTGGCGGACGGACATACGCAGTCATGCGGATGTTATCGCGTCGAATCCGCAGCAGAGAACAACACAACGCATGGCGGACATCACGATAGGCTTTATAAGGTATATGCCAATATGAAGAACAGATGTTACAACGAGAACTCCGACGACTATCCGTATTACGGTGGTCGCGGGATTCGGATCTGTGACGAATGGCTGAGTGATTACGCAGTCTTCAGAGAGTGGGCATATGCAAACGGCTATGACGAAACTGCGGAAAAGGGCAAGTGCACGATTGACAGAATCGACGTCAACGGGAACTATGAGCCATCTAACTGCAGGTGGGTCAGTATGGCCGAGCAGAGCAGAAACAGAAGGAATGTAATAAGCAAAACATAAGTGTTTCAGATTTTAGAAAAGATACAGACGGATCTGGTTCCGATGTCGCCGGAACTGAAGGAGGAAATCGACTGGAAAGCGTCGCGCTTCAACGGGACGCAGGCGATCGTCTTCTTCAAAAACGGCAGCTTCATCAAGGTGGTTACCTCCGGTGAGTCCGCCCGAGGCAACCGTGCGCATATTCTGATTCTCGATGAGTTCCGTCTCATTGACAAGGACACGATCGATACGATCCTGAGAAAGTTCCTCTCCTCCAAGCGTGAGCCGCTCTATCTGGAACTCACGAAAGAAGAGAAAATCAAGCAGAAGGAAAAGGAGCAGCTGCAGACGCTGTACTTCTCCTCCGGCTACTATCAGGATCACTGGAGCTTCGCAAAGAGCGCGGACACCTTCGTCAGGATGCTTTCTGGAAGAAAGGAATTCATCGCCGGACTCCCGTGGCAGCTTGCCGTGGACGAGGGACTTCTGGATATGGAAGACGTCGAGGCGCAGATGAGCGAGGCGGACTATAACGAAATCAAGTGGGCAATGGAAATGGACGCCATGTTCTGGGGCGCGGGAGACGGCTCGTTCTTCGAGTACGACAGCGTATCCAAGAACAGGCATATCAAGTATCCGATGCTCCCCTCCCGTCTTGCTGAAAAGCTTGCCGGAGGGAAGAACGCGAACCTTGTGCGCATCCCGCCGAAGCAGGCCGGAGAGATCCGGCTCCTTAGCGCGGATATTGCGCTGATGAGCTCGCGCAGGCACTCAAACGACGCGACGGCAATCTTTGTAAACCAGATGGCGCCGACCAAGTCCGGACGCTACACCAACAACATCGTTTATACGGAATCGATGGAGGGCGTCAGGGGCGAGGATCAGGCGCTGGTGATCCGGAAGCTGTACGATGAGTTCGACTGCGACTACATCGTGCTGGACACCAACGGCGTCGGCATGACGGTGTACGAATCGCTGTCGAAGGATCTTGTCGATCCGGATACGGGAGAACAGTATCCGGCGCTCTCGTGCTGCAACGATCCGTCGATGGCGGAGCGGTGCACGGTGATCGGCGCGCCGAAGGTCATCTGGTCTATTAAGGCGGGCGCGCAGATGAACAACGACTGCGCGGTGCTGCTGCGCGACGGGTTCCGCTCCGGGCGCATCCGTCTGCTCATCAACGAGTATGAGGCGGACGAGGTGCTGTCGGAGATCGCGGGTTACGCCAAGCTGAACCCGCCGGAGAAGCTGAAGCTCCAGATGCCCTATATCAACACAACCCTCCTCATCGACGAGCTTGTGCGTCTGCAGCATGACGAGTCTGGAGGAAAGATCAAAATATCGGAGAAGGCAGGCATGCGAAAGGACCGCTATTCGAGCCTGGCCTACAACTATTATGTGGCGATCCAGCTTGAGAACAGGATGCAGAGGCGCAGCAGCGTCTCCGGCTCTCTGACGGACAAGTTCCGGATCAAGCCACCTTCATCTTATCACGGAAAGGCGGTGAGCGGTACTTATGGCAGAAACAAACAGCGCGCGTGGTTCTGAGCGCAGAATGTCGGAAACGCCGACGAATTTATTCGGGATCTCCCAGCGGTTCGCGGTGCTGAACAGACTGATCACGCGCGATCTCAACCGGTACATCAACCAGCCGTCCTTCTCGCTGTTCACCAAAGACGACATCGCGAAGTATCTGGAGAATCCGTACAGGTACGAGAAGCAGCTGCGCAAGGCAGTCATCTACATCTACGCGGCGAGCTCGCACTTCCGGCGTCTGATCCAGTACTTCGTGGGTCTGACCAACTGGTCGTATATCATCGAGCCGTACAACATCGATCCGCAGAAAGCGAATCCGCGGATCACCAACAATAACTACAGGAAAGCGCTGAAGCTTCTCAGCGCGATGAGCATCAAGACGCAGTTTCCGAAGGTGCTGACGGTGTGCCTGCGGGAGGACGTGTGCTACCTCACGACATGGATGACGCAGGATGACGTCACCTTCCAGCAGCTGCCGAGCGATTACTGCGCCATTTCGAGCATTGAAGGAAACGTTCTGAACGTCACCTTCAACTTCTCGTATTTCGCGTCGAGAGAGGCGCTGCTGGATTACTACCCGGCTGAGTTCCGGCGCAAATACGAACAGTACAAGAAGGACCGTACGAACGCATGGATCGAGCTGGACGCGCCGTACTCCTTCGCCATCAAGGTCAACAACGACATCCTTGATTACGCGGTGCCTCCCTTTGTCGGCATCCTGCGTGAGCTCTTCGATCTGGAGGACTACAAGGGACTGAAGCTTGCAAAGACGGCGCTGGAGAATTATGCGATGCTGGCAATGAAGATCCCGCTGGAGGACGGAGAGTGGGGTATCGACCTCGACAAGGCGGAACAGTTCTGGAGAAATCTGGACGCGGTGCTGCCGGAGGAGATCGGATCTGTTCTGACACCGATGGAGATCGATAAGATCAGTTTCGAGAAGTCGAATGTGGGAGACACCACGACCATTGCCGACGCGCAGGAAAACGTCTTTACGGCGGCAGGCGTCTCTTCCCTGCTCTTCAATAATCCGAAAGCGTCCGCGAACGCCCTGCTGCTTTCCATCAAAGCGGATCAGGAGCTGACATACGGCATCGTCAAGAGTATTCAGGAGGCGATCAACCGGATTCTGCAGGCACAGAGCTACGGCAAGAACTTCCGGCTAAACATTCTGAACATCTCGGTATTCAATCAGAAAGAAGAGGGCGACGCCTATCTGAAGGCGGCGAGCTACGGTCTGCCGACGATCAGCGCGTATGCGGCATCGCAGGGCATCGGTCAGGCGGAACTTGACAGCATGAGCTTCCTCGAAACGAAGGTGCTCAAACTGCAGGATATGTTTAAGCCTCTTGTGAGCTCGACGCAGGTCAGCCAGCAGGTCGGCCAGAAAGATCTGGAGAGCGAGGCCGCGACGGACGAGGGAGGCGCGCCGACGAAGGAGGTCGGCGAGATTTCCGACTCCGGCGAGCAGAATCAGGAGGACGCCTGATGGGGAGCAAATTTATTTACGTATACCATACCGCCTCGCGTGACAAACTCGCGGAGGCGGGATTTTTAATGGTTAAGGCGGACGAGCGAAACAGGATCTGGGTGTTCGCGAGAGACAGCGTCCCGGGCTATGACCTGGAGCGTGCGGACTTCTCGTACATTCTGTCCGATACGCTCACATTTTAAGGAGGGACGCTTATGGAACAGGTGATGAATCTGACTTTTGCGTCGTCTCTGACGGATCTGTGTGAAATGAACTCTTCCTTCGACAGGGGCGTTCTGAAGATCGCCTATGTCGGAGACAACCGCAACAAGTCTTCCATTTCGAAGCAGGCTTTTGAGAACTGCATCAAGACGATGTACAACTGCCCGATCGTCTGCAACTACGATCGGGACGCGGACACGCTCGGCGGGCACGATATGTCCGTTGTGCGCGCAGCCGACGGCGGTCTTCGGATCGTCAATGCGACAACGCCGGTCGGATGCATTCCGGAGAGTGCGAAGTACTGGTGGAAGAAATGCGAGGAAGAGGACGGCACGGTCCATGAATATCTGTTTGCAGAGGCACTGCTGTGGAAACGGCAGGAAGCGTATCGAAAGATCAGGAGAGACGGCATCACGGCGCAGTCGATGGAGATCAACGTCCGGGACAGCAAGACGCTCAACGGCATCGTGAATATCTATGACTTTGAGTTTACCGCCTTCTGCCTGATCGGCGTGGAACCCTGTTATGAGGGAGCATCCCTGAACATGTCTCTTGCATCGGATTTCAGGCAGCAGCTTTCTGAGATGATGCAGGAATACAAGGAGAGCTTTTCAATGGTTACCCCCTCTGAGGAGGTTAACAATACTACACACCCAACAAACGAATTTCCGACGGAAGGAGGAGAGAAGGTATTGCACGAACAGAATGAACTGAACGCGGAGCTGGAAACGGAAGTTTTTGAGGCACAGGATGCGGAAGAGACTGCCGCTGAGCCCGTCGAAGAGAACGCCGAGACTTTTGCTGCGGCGGAGCAGACGGAGGAAGACGCCGTCGCTGCCGAGCCCGCGGCGGAGCAGGAGAACTTCGAGCTGACAGGCAATCTGATGAATGAGCTGCTCGGGGCGCTTGAGAGCGTACAGATGGAGTGCGAATGGGGAACCATGCCGCGCTACAGCTACGCAGACAGCGATCTTGAAGAGCAGATGGTCTACGCCTGGGACGGCCGTGACTGGCTGCTCTACGGCTTCAGCTACAGCCTCTACGGCGACCATGTCGTGATCGACTTCATGAGCAAGAAGCGCATGAAGTACGTCATTGAGCCGTTCAAGGAGAATGACGATCCGGTCAGCGAACTGGAAGCTGAAGATCAGGAGTCTCCGTTTGCCGGCGTCTTCTCGAAGATGACGGACAGACTGAGCGATGCGATGCAGTGGGAGTCGAAATACCAGTCTGCCTCCGACACGATTGCGTCGATGGAGACCGAGCTTGAAGACCTTCGCCAGTTTAAGGCTGACACCGAGAACAAAGCGCTGCAGAGCGCGCGGGAAGCCGTCTTTGCTCGCTTTGAAGACCTGATCGGTGTCGAGGCTTTCGAGACGCTGCGCGAAGAAGCGGAGAAGTACTCTCTGGAAGATCTGGAAGAGAAGTGCTTCGCGATTCGCGGACGTACCGGAACAATGGCGAAATTCTCTCGCGAGGAGAAAGCGCCGAAGCTGAAGGTTGACCGCGAGGTCAGCATAAAGAAAGAGCCCTATGGGGGCATCTTCGCCCATTTTGGGATCGAAGCTGAATAATTTGAAGGAGGATAACGATTATGGCAAGCAACTATGCTGTAGTCCGTACTGACCGCATGGAGGGAACCGGCGACCGCAATTCCCTTATCTCGATCAAGTACATTGTAAGCAATACCGAGACCGCCATCCAGAACGGCAACGTTCTGAAGCGCGGCGCGCTGATTTCCGGCGAGCGCGAAATCTTCGCCGGTGCTACCCCGGCCGCAAACGATGCTCTGGACGATATCGTCCTTGTCGCCACGCCGGAGCTCATGTATGACGAGCGCAAACGTGACCTTGACGACTTCATCAATGAAGCCGGCAAACCCGCCCGCGCCTATCATCTGCGCAAGGGTGACATTTTCTCCGTCACCAAGCCCGCGCTGGACGGCAAAGCCTCTCCCGAAGTGGGCGACACTGTCGAGCTGAAGGCCGGAACCAAGCTGAACGTCGCGGCTTCCGCGACCCAGGGCTCCACCGTGGTCGGCAAGATCATTGCGATCGACGTCGTTGGTAAGTATACCTACTACGTCATCCTCGTCGGCTGATCAGAGATTGGAAGAAGGAGGATCTGAACAATGGCTATTGATATGAAAGAACTGACCCGCGTTGCCGTTGACGGCTACAAGGGGAGTGTTGAGAAGTTTTCCGTGAAGCAGTCCCAGGAGCTGCTCCGCGAGGCCCTGATTGAGGCCAACGGCGGCAAGAGCACCCTTGACCTCAAGGCACTGCGCCGCGGCCAGGGCGTCGAAGTATTCGAAATCATCGAAGAGCTGATCCCCGTGATCATCAACGAGGGTCTTACCGGCGATGAATTCTTCATGAATTTTGTCGATTACCGCAATGTCGCTCTCGGAGATCAGAACCTGTTCGTCACCGAGAACAACGATCTGTACACCGTTGCCAAGGCAGCGGAAGGCACTCAGGCCATCCGCCGTCAGCGCCTCGGCGGCACCAACGAAGCCAAGATCGATACCGATCTGCATGTGGTTCGCATCTATGAAGAGCTCAACCGTATCCTTGCCGGCCGCGTTGACTTCAACGTGTTCGTGGACAAGGTCGCGGAGTCCTTCCGCAGAGAGCTCCTGAACGAGATCTACGCCCTGTGGAGCGCCGCTACCGCGGCCGATATGGGCGGTGCCGCATACTTCCCCGCTGCCGGCACTTACAGCGAGGACGCCATGCTTGACCTGGTGTCTCACGTCGAAGCCGCTGCCGGCGGCAAGCGTGCCGTGATCGTCGGCACCAAGAAGGCCCTGCGCAATCTGAAGGAGAGCGTCCAGTCCGACGGCGCCAAGGAAGAGCTGCACGCGATGGGATACTACGGCAATTTCTTTGGGACTCCCTGCGTTGCGATCCCGCAGCGTCACAAGGTCGGCTTCAGCGGCACGCCCACCCAGCAGGACAACGGCTTCCTGCTGAACGACAACATCCTCACCGTCGTCGCCGGCGATGACAAGCCTCTCAAGGTTGTCCGCGAAGGCGAAGGCATCGTCCACATGGGCGATCCGTTCGACAACATGGATCTCACGCAGGAATACCTGTACGGCGAGCGCTACGGCTGCGGCCTGCTTCTGGCCGGCGGCAACCACGGTATCGGCCGTTACGAGATTACCTGATAAACAGGCATACTTCTCCTGTCCGCCGGCGGCATGACTGCCGGCGGGCATCTTATTGAATGAAAGGATGTAAAAATATGGCAGCAACTGGCACAAAGAAAACAACTACCGCAAAGAAGACCGCCGCGGCAGCGGTCGATGTTCCGGCGGAGCCGAAGGAGGCTCCCGTTCCGGAGAAGAAAAAGATCGTTCCGAAGGAAGTGGATCTCAACCAGTTCATTCCGGTGAAGAACGGATTCCACGGCATGCTGCTCTACCGCAGCAGCCGCACGGGCGAAATGTTCCGCTGGGACACGTTCGGCGACGAGCAGTACATAGAACTGCAGGAGCTGAGAAACGCTAAGAACAGCGCGAAGAGCTTCTTCATTAACAACTGGTTCATGTTCGACGATGAATACAAATGGGTGATCGACTATCTCGGTCTCGGTCAGTACTACCGGTATGCGGTGGATCTGGATGGGATGCAGAAGATCTTTTCCTGTACACCGGATGAGATCGGGGAGATCATCGGAAAGATGTCACAAGGACAGAAACGGTCGCTCGCCTATATGGCGATCAGCAAGATCGGGTCCGGAGAGATCGACTCCCTGAAGGTCATTGCCGCGCTGGAGGACGCGCTCGGTATCGATCTGAT